AACAGAATTATTTCAGATACTTAACAAAAGAAAAGACGGGATTGGCCTCGCGGCGAATCAAGTGGGAATTGATGCACAAGTGGCCGTGGTCAATGTTCGTGAACCTTTGGTTCTCATTAACCCGAAAATCGTCTCAAAAGAAAACGAGATAAGTTATTATGAGGGTTGTTTATCTTACCCTAACAAAGGAGTACGTACTCAGAGATACGAAACGGTACAAGTAAAAACAGAACAAAACGAAAGCACTTGGATATTTAGTGGAGTTGAAACAAATGAAGAAGGCAAAGGTAGTTGGGAATCTGATGAGAGTAAAAACAAACAAGCTCTGAGATTATTAGAATCAATTTGTGTTCAACACGAGATAGACCATTTGATGGGTATCACAATTCACGATAGAAAATTAGTTACTACATATAAAGCAGAAACAAAAATAGGCCGTAATCATTTGGTTACTATTAAAAAAGGTGATGCTGTAAAAGTTTTAAAATATAAAAAAGCACAAAAATTTTTAAATCAAGAATGGATAATACAATGAAGAAATTAAAATTAAATAGTAAAGTTGAACTTAAAGCACTTTCACTTCGTGAAGGTACGATAACAGGATTGCCTACTAAAGATGATAAAATGTATACTATAGAATTAGCATATGGCAGAACAATTCGATGTACAGAACATTATATCGGTAAAACGGTAGCACCTAAAGAAGGAGCTTCATGGAGAAAAAAATAAATAAAAAGTTAGATTATAATACAGAACTAATGTTAATCACTATGGAAGAATGTGGTGAACTTGTTGAGGCTTGTTCAAAAGCTGTACGTTCTGAAGATTATACTATTGATAGATTGACAGAAGAAGCGGGTGATGTTTTATGTATGATTGAATTAATGAAAGATAGGGGCATATTAAATGACCGAGAACTTAACAATCGTATACAAGTAAAAAAGATGAAACTAATGAAGTGGAGTAATTTGATTAAGTGAAAAATTTAGTTTTCACATCTGCTGGCCAACGTAAATTTAGAGATAAGAATAATAGGCCTATTAACGGTAGCCCTTTTGATACGTGGACTAAAGATTTAAAAGATTTTGATTTAGTAACATATTGTTATGACGATAGTAATATCGGGAAAGACAAATCTAATTTGTGGGTACAACGTAAAGGTACTAAGTTTCAAAACTTTTCACACTATGCATCATTTTATCCTAAACACTTAGAGCAATATGATTATGTTTGGATAGTCGATGATGATATGTTTATGTTTACAGAAGACATAAATGAAATGTTTAGAATGATGGAAGACTATGATATAGATTTAGGTACACCATCGTTTGATGAAGACGGGATGCACTATGTAGATATCTTAGTAAACGACCCTAACTACATATTAAGATATTCTAACTATGTTGAATGTTCAGCTCATATATTTAGTAGAGAGGCGCTTAAAAAAGTTAAACACACATTTTCTGATACTATTACAGGAAATTGTTGGGATAATTATATAAGTAATATGATACACAAAAATAATAACTTAGCAGTTTTTGATTCAATAAAAGCGTATCATGGATTATCTATGTCTACTATAAATAAAGTTTCAGCGAGAGTAAATCATCCTTCTGAAGGTAAATCGTTTTTAGAAAAATATAACGCTAATAATATAAATCTTGGGCGTAATATAACAGGCGGGATAAAGAAAGATGGTACAGAAGTAAAATTAAATAAATATGTTCCGCCGGTCGAATCAAGAATTTATATAAAAGTAAATTTAGGCAATACGGTAACGTGGCAACCATCTGTTAAAAAATACAGGAGATAAACATGGAAAAGTTTTATAAAGTAATTAAAGAATTAGTACAATCAAATCCTAACAATATGCAATTAGGTGAACTTGTTAGACAATATGTTAACGAATATGAAGCTGAAATGACTTGTAACTATTCCGGATTAGCATCTACAAAGTCTTATAAAGAATGGCCGATACCTCTTAAAGTAGTAAAACGTAAAGAATTTAAATGAGTAAAAAATATTCAAATGCGGGTAAGGGTGATAAGAGCCGAATAATTGATAAAAAGAAATATGCTGATAATTGGGAAAAGATTTTTGGTAAAAAAGATAAAGTTGAAAAGAATAAAGAAAAAAATAATAAGCCTCTATCAAACGATAATTAGTTGGATAGTCTATCACTCTGAAAAATGGTTTTGGAAAGATTCTATAGAGCCTGATATCAGAGAGGTGTGGAGTAGTGACAATAATAAGGTAGATGAAGATGGCGGTCCTTATTACTTTGATATGAATGAAATAAAAAGGAACAAATAATGGAATTTGCAATGTATTTTTTAATGGGAGTTATTGCTCCATCATTTTTAAATTTAATACACTTAGTGTTAAATATCTACATAGTAGTAGCGAGAGGTAACACACTCAGTTTAGGATTTAGTGGAATAAGTTTTTTAACTAAATCTATGGGTATGATATTCTTTACGTGGTTAGGAGTTTCTGTATTGGAATTAGATTTCAGAATATATGTTCCAATACTTACATTCTTTTGGTTCTTTTCTCATATAGCAGAAGCATTTGTTATACAACATTATATGGAAGAAAATGTTCCTAAGTGGTTTAAGGAGTTACAAATAAAATGATAGATATTAAAAAGATAAAAGAGTATATTTCTAATAACATTGTTTTTCTTTCGATAATGTTGGTAGTTAGTGAGATTCTGTGGTTCATTGCTAAAGGCATACGTATGTTGTTTTCTAATTCTTCTAATTCTATGAATTATGATAAACACAAAGAAGTAAAATATGAAAATGACGATGAATATTTAGGAGTATGAAATGACACAAAGAACAATTTGGGTATTAGGACAATGTCTTTGGTTCGCAACGTTTTTAGTTGTTAGTTTAATTATTTACGGTTCGTTGAAATTTTTTCTTAATATTTTACCTAACCTCACCTATTTAGAAGTATGTATAGGACACTTTTTATGGAGAATCTTAAAATCAGACTTGCCTGTAGATATACTTCCTTCTATGTTTGAAAAACATAAAACAACAGATGTTATGAAACAATTCGAAAAACTTGACGAAGAATTAAAAAAATTAAATTTTTAGGTTGACTTGTATAATAAAATGGAGTTAAATTAGCACTATGTATAATTCATATAAACGAATAGGTCCTATTTCAACAGGACATAGACAATATAAAGATAATGGACATTGCCGTTGGATTCATGGTTATGGTCGTTATGTAGAACTTAAATTTGCTTGTGATTACAGAGATGAAAAGGGATGGGTGTATGACTTTGGAAATTTAAAGTGGTTCAAGACTTGGATAGAAGAACAATGGGACCACAAACTATTAATAGCACACGATGACCCTGCATTATTAAGATTAAAAGAATTAGAAAAAGAAGACATTGTAAAATTAAATGTAATGCACGCAAATTACGGGCCTGGTATAGAAGATAGTTGTAGATTTGTATTTGATTATGCGAATCCTATTGTTATTAGTCAAACAGATGGTAGAGTTTGGTTAGAACGAGTTAGGGTTTGGGAACACGATAATAATTACGCGGAGTATGTTTGGGTAAAGTAGCAATAGGAGAAATGTATCCTTGCTTACAAGGTGAAGGCAAGTTTATTGGTATTCCTCATTTGTTGATAAGAGTTTCGGGATGTAAATTGAGATGTCAATTTGCTGAATCGTTTTGTGATACTCCTTTTGCAAGTTGGGCTCCTGAGAAAGGTAAATTCACTTTAGAGGATGTTCATACGTTTTATAAAAAATATCCTCAAATAAAATATACAATGATTACAGGTGGTGGCCCTACAGCACACGCTGACTTACTAATTGAACTATGTAAGATAGGTGCCTATTACGACCATTGGATTACTATTGAAACAGAAGGTTCTGAATTTGTAGAAACTGAAGCTGACTTTATTTCATTGTCGCCTAAGTTATCTAATAGTACACCGAGACCGGGTACAATGAATCCTTACACAGGAAAAGAAGTTACAGAAGCAAATAAAAGACAACACGAGAAGTGGCGTACTAATTATGATGCTATGAAACAATTATTAGATTATCACGACTTTCATCAACTCAAGCCTGTTATCAGTAATAAAACAGATTTAGAAGAGTTTAAAGAATTACAAAACATATTAAGTGTTAAGAATGAAAATGTGTATCTTATGCCTGAAGGTTTGAACAGAGAACAACTTACAAGGCGTAGACAATGGCTATCAGAAATTTGTATCGAAGAAGGATATAATTTTACAGATAGACTTCACATTATAACTTATGGAGATAAACGTGGAACATAATTTAATTGAAATAATAGGTTGGTTAGGATTTGTATTAATACTCTTCGGCTACTACTATAATGCACAACAGAAAATCTTCTGTTTCTATATATGGGGCGTTGGCAATATTTTCTTTTTAATATACGCTTTACTTATACAAGCCATGCCCCAAGTAGCAATGAGTATCTTTGTATTAGGAATGAATGTGTATGGATGGAAACAATGGAGTAAAGGTGTCTAAAGCAATATTTAAAAAACAACTTTCTAAAGGTAGAATTGGTGAGGCTTGGTTTCTTGATATGGCTCGACAACATTGGGATGAAGTATATGATTACACTAATTTTGATATGTGGAAAGAAACTCAAAAGATGGGAATAGATTTTGGATTCAAAAACAAAAATTGGTCTAATGAAATAACTACTGATGTTAAATCAAACTTATATTATAGTGAGTATCAAAATGATTGGGAATTTGGAATAGAATATTTGAAGTGGCATCATTCTAAAAAGAATGAACATAAACGTGAAGAAGAAGATGGTTGGGTTCAAGATTCAAAAAGTGATAGGATATATCATACAGAAGTAACAGACGGATTTGCTACAGGACGCTATGTTTATTATGATTTACACGAGATGAGAAATTTTATTTATAGAGAGTGGGACAAATCTGAAGATAGTTGGATACGAAAACTTTCTTACATATCAGGTAAGATGGGTGATTATACTCAAATTATTCCGGTTAGAATGTCTGAAGAAAAATTTAAACCCTACATAAGAAAATGGGAGATATAATGAAATCAAACGGAAACAAACCTTTAACAGAAGAACAAAAACAAAGCACAATAGAAAATGCGGCTGAACATTATGGTAAGTTTATGTCTTCACTTGGGTTTGAATGGTCTACAGACCCTAATGCTTCTGAGACTCCTATGAGAGTTGCTAAAGCTTGGGTAAATGATTTAGCAGAAGGTTGTTTTAACAAACCTCCTAAGATTACAGCATTTGATAATGTTGATAGTTACGATGGTATGGTATTTGAAGGTAATATTCAAGTACATTCAATGTGTTCACATCATCACTTACCTTTCTTTGGTGTTGCTCACGTAGCATATCTTGCTAAACCTGAAGGTAAGATTATTGGCCTTTCTAAATTAAATCGTACGGTTGAATTTTATTCACGTAGACCTCAAGTACAAGAAAATCTTACAATGCAAATACACGAACATTTAGATAAAGTATTAGAAGTTCATGGTGGTATCGCTGTAATGGTAAGTGCTAAACATTTATGTGCGTGTTTACGTGGTGTTAAACATCCTCACTCTGAAATGAAAACATCTAAATTGAGTGGTGCTTTTATTGATGGTGATTATTCAGTACGACAAGAATTTTATAACTTTGTAAAGGATATGAAATGAAGTTAATATCTGAAGAATATAGAGAATTAATTTCTGAACTACATTCAATAGGCAAGTGGGGCGGTGAGTCTACAAAGCCTCGAATATTAGCTACTATCAGAGACCACATTGGATGGCAACAAGCAACTACTTTAATAGATTATGGTTCAGGAAATATAGAAGGTGAAGAGAGAAGTCTCAAGTGGGCTCTTAAAGATGAATGTAATGTAATAGAATATGAACCTGCTATAAAAAGTAAAAGTAAAAGTCCTGACCCACAAGACTATGTAGTGTGTGTAGATGTTTTAGAACACGTTGAGCCTGAGTACATAGATAATGTATTGGATGACTTAAAAAGAATTACTTCACGTAGAGCATTTCTTACTATATCGTGCGCAAAAGCATTGTTACATTTACCTGACGGAAGAAATGCACACTTAATAGTAAAACCGCGTGAATGGTGGATGGCAAAGATAGAAGAAAGATTTACAATTCTTGAAGAACATTATATCTACAGAAATAAACATCAATTACGATTGTATGTGCAAAACAAAGGAAGGAAATAATGCAAACAAATATAATAGTAAAACTACAAGTTGAAGGTACTCATAATTGGCCCGATGCTACAGATGGTGCAGGTGCAGAGATGCATTATTTAGAATATAGACATAGACATATGTTTCATATTGATGCTCGTAAAGAAGTTATGCACGATGATAGAGATGTTGAATTTATAATGTTTAAAAGACAAATAAACAGATACTTGAGAGAAATGTATTATACTTCTGAATTAGATTTATGTGATTTTGGTTCTCAATCTTGTGAAATGATTGCTGAAGAATTATATAAAAAATTTGATTTATGTTATTGTGCTGTTTATGAAGATAATGAAAACGGAGCTGAAGTATATTGAAACCTAAAGTAATAAAAAGTTCTCCACTTATTTCGTGGCCACATAGAATTATAAATAATTTCTTTTCTGAAAAAGAATTAAAATGGGTAGAAGGTTACTTTGAATATGGATTAAAAGAGCTAAGAAAAAAATATTGGCCTCTTTTTGATAAAGATGGAAATATGTTACCTGGCTTAAAACTACAAGAAGAAGCACACAAACATAGAATAATAACTCCAAACACTGCTACAAATGGGTTTAGTGTATTTGTACCATTTTGGAGTACAGAACGATACATAGAAGTTATAGATGACATTTGGAAAGAAGCATCAAAAATTTATCCATGGGAACGTAATAACGATATTAGACGAAAAGATTACTTTTGTTTTTTAGAACTTAATATCTACCCGCCTCAATTAGATTATAATTTTCACGTAGATATAACTTACAAAACTTTTACAGGCGTAGTTTATATAGGTAAAGGCGGTAATGGAACTACTTTAAAATCAAGCAGAAATGAATTAGATGTTGTGTGGAAACATAATCGCGGTCTTTTATTTATGAATTGTGATAAAAAACGTAGACAAGAAGTAACAGAAATGAGATTTGACGGTCGTTTAGATGATGCTGGTAAATATACACCACTTCATAAATATCAAAATAACACAGATAATGTAAGATTTGCGGTTAATATGAATGTAGTTCACATAAATAATATAGGCGGTATGATTAAGAAAGGTGTACTCAGTAAAGAGTCTTTAAACTTTCAAACAAATTCCTCAGGAGAGATTTTAGAAAGGCCTTACAGAAAGTTTGAGCCAATTCTTTTACGTTATGAACCTACAAAAGAACAACAGGAGAAAAGATGAAGAAGTACATTAGTTGGGATGAATTAGAATTAATGGTAGATGAATTATGTGATATGATTCCCGAAGGAGTTTATGAAGGAATTTATGCAATACCTCGAGGCGGGTTGTGTATAGGAGTTATGATGAGTCACAAATTAGGATTGCCTTTGATAGACAGATTACAATCTTGGTATGGTAAAAAGTTTTTAATTGTAGATGATATAGCAGATACAGGAGTAACATTAGAAAAAATGAAAGCAGAAATATTTAAAAATGCTGATACAGCTACATTACATTATCACGAACAATCTTCTGTTGTGCCTGATTATTGGGCAAACAAAAAAGGCGATAGATGGATTGTGTATCCGTGGGAAAGAAAAAATAGTGAAGAAATACAAGATTATTTAAAGGAGACAAAATGATATATTATTTTCCGTTAGAAAGTTTAAAGTCAAGATATACTCATCAGTTATCTACTGAGTGGATGCCTAAGGCGTTTGAACAAGTTGGTGCAGAGTTTGTATCTGTTGATGGTAAGTATGAACAAGGCGATGTAAAAGTTGGTATGGTATTAGATGCAGTTGGTCGTGGTATCTATAGTATGAATCAATGTTCAGATTTATTAGAACGTATTAGAGATGGTGAAGTTACAAGTGAATCAACAATATATCTTCAAGATTATTGGACACCCGGTATCGAATCTATTTTTTATGCTTGTGATTTATATAAAATTACTCCTAAGTTCTATGCAAGATGTTGGGCTCAATCTGTAGATGAATTTGATTTCACATATAATATGAGAAATTGGATGAGACATTATGAGTTGGGATTAGATGAAAGACTATCAGGTATATTTGTCGGTAGTACTATAAATCGTGATGAACTTAAAGCCGCAGGATTTAAAACACCTATACACGTAACATCATTACCGATTAATTTTGATGAGATAAGAAGTTATCATCCTACAATGGCTTGGGAAGAAAAAATGGTAATCTCTTCTTCTCGTTTAGATTGGGAAAAGAATCCTATGTTTATGATGAAAGTAGCAAAAGAGTTTCTTGCTAAACATAAAGATTGGAAGTGGGTGTTTACTTCAAGTGCTAAAGAATTGAGAAGTAACGACCAATTTATAGTCGATGCTATAAATGAATTAGATAGAACAGAAGAACGTTTTATTGTTAAAACTAATATGACTAAAGATGGTTATTACGATTTACTAAATCGTGCATCTATTCAGTTTAATAGTGCATTACAAGATTATGTTAGTTTTACGGTTTTAGAAGCTACTTCATATGGTTGTGATATAGTTTATCCGAGATTCAAAAGTTTTCCTGAATGTATTCCGGCAGATAGGTTGTATGACCCGTTTGATGTAAATAGCGCTCTTAAAGTTTTAGAGTCTTCTATAAAAGAACTACATTCTCACTTTAATATACCTAAGTTATCTTCTTTAGGTTGTTTAATGGATGCTTATATTATTAAGAATGGAATAGATAGAGAAGTTAACATTTGGAATGAATCAGAATATTACGAAGCATTTCTTAAAGATAAAGGAGTTTTATAATGAATAAAAAGATAGGTAAATTTAAATACTTTCCGTCTTTCTCAGCAGGTGAGTTTGGACACGGATTATTAAAAAATCATAAATTTAAAGATGAACTAACTTGTAGATTTTATACAGAAGAGTTTCCTGAAGAATTTAGATATACGGATTTTTTAATCACAGCAGGTGCACATAAATCACGTAAAGATTTTTATAATGAATTAGGATTCAAACGTGATACTAATTTAATTATGGGTGACTCAGGTGGATATCAGATAGCATCAGGAGCGATAAAATGGAAGCCTGAACTAAAGACGGTAGTTTTTGATTGGTTAGAAAACAACTCTGATATTGCTATGAATCTTGATATCCCGCCGAGGTTAAAATACACAGGAAAATTTAAAGAATGTTTTGATATCTCAATGGAAAACTTTAAATACTTTAATGAGAAACAAACAGGTAGAACTAAATTCTTAAATGTATTACAAGGTGAAGATGATACGACTTACAAAGAATGGTATACTGCAGTAAAAGATTTTGACTTTCAAGGTTGGTCTATTGGTGGTACAGCAGGTGATGTATTTAGATTTATGGCAAGTGTATGTACTTTATTAGAAGGTAGAGAACACGAAAAGAAATCAAATGAGTATCTACATATTTTAGGTACATCACGTATTCAAGATTTCTTTATGTTGTTACAATTACAAAAGTCACTTGAAGATGTAGGTTCTAACATAACGGTTACTACTGATTCATCTACTCCTGACAGAGCAGTTGTGTTTGGTTTATATTATACTTCGTTCTCATTTAAAGATGCGAGATTCGAAGCATTTAATATGCCAAGAGAAAAACATCTTCCTGAGATGCCTGAGATGTTAGATAAAATCAAAACACAAAACTTAATCGGTGTAAATGATTTTGATAGATTCATTGAGAAGTGGGCTGATATGAGAGATGTTTGTGAATGGAATTGGGATGGTCAATTTAGAATGAGACTACACAATTTTTATTTGTTTTTAGATACGATTGAATTGATTGAACAATCAATATATGGTATCAGACACAACTTAGAACAAATGATAAATAAAGATTTAGCTAAAGTATTAAGGTCGATTGATGAAATGGTTAAATCAGATAAACCTCGTGAAGTATTTGAGAAATACGCAAAAGATTACAATAAACTTTCTAATGTAAAGAAAAGTCTTGTTGTAAAAGAAAATAACTTTTTTGGATAAGGAAATAAAAATGAAACTAAAAATAGAAGATTTACAAGAACGTATGCAGTATATTCGTGATAATGTTAAAGAACATAATTCCGAAGAACGTGCTAATAAGTTAAATAAAATGTATGACCATTTTGAAGAACGTATGATGTTAGCACCAGCTTCATCTACTGACCATTTTCACAACTCGTGGCCCGGTGGTTATATTGACCACGTTATGAATATAACAGAGGCAGGTAAAAAGTTATTTAAACTTTATGAAGACTTTGGATTCAAGTTAACATATACCGTTGATGATGTAGTATTTTGTACAATGCATCACGACTTAGGAAAACTTGGTAGTCTCGAAGAAGATTATTATAAACCTAATCCATCTGAATGGCATAGAATCAATCAAGGTAAAATGTATGAAGTAAATCCTAACTTACATAATATGACCGTTACTGACAGAGCAGTTTATACGTTAAGTCAATTTGGTGTTACATATTCTGAACAAGAGTATTTAGGATTAAGACTTGCTGATGGTATGTATGAAGAAGCTAACAAAACTTATCTAATGGGTTTTGGTGAAGGCAAAAAGATAAAATCAAATATTGCTCAGTTAGTTCATCAAGCAGATATGGTTGCTACTCGTTTTGAGATGGAACGTTATATGTTTAGTGAAGATGCTAACATACCTTATTCTGATATTTTAGGTGTTGAAAAAGATGAGGTTGAGGAGGTTCGTCCTAGTGCGGATTTAGGACAAAGTCAACCGAAATCTAAAAAAACAAAACCTAAAGTAGATAAAGATTATAAGAATCAACTATTTGATGATTTGTTTGGAGATAAAAAATGATTATAGAAATAATATTAGGTATATTACTACTTACAAGTATAAGTGCTAATATAATTCAATTAAAAAGACAAGAAACGTTAGAAACTTGGTTCGAAGATATGTCAAGTGATTTAGATAAAGTTCAGAAAGAATTTTTAATAATCGATGAAAAGAAAATGTTTGAATCAGACGATGAAGTCGGTGATACGTTTGAGCGTCTAAAACTTAGTTTAAATAAAATACAAAAATACACAGGAGTAGAAGAAGATGGCAACACCAGCAAGTAACTTACCGGTTAGAAAAAAAATCAAACGAAGAAAGAAAAGTAAAATGTACTTTGGACAAAAAACTGAAGATGCAATCGTAAAGTATAATTCTATGGAACCAGGTGACCCTGAAAGAAATAGACTTTTTGCTGAAAGTATTTATCTCCCTATCAGAAAAATATCTGAAAACTTAATTCATACTTATAAGTTTTACTATTTTGATGAGCCTACAGAACAAGTAATTGAAGAAGTAGTCTCTAATATGGTAATTAATATGCACAAGTATGTACAAGGTAAAGGCAAAGCATTTAGTTATTTTTCAGTTGTTGCTAAAAACTATCTTATTTTAAATAATAATAAAAATTATAAGATGGGTAAAATACACGACCAAATAGATGTTATGGATTATAACAGAGATACTGATGGTGAATCAAGTTCTGCTAACGTTTTAGACTTTAAATTAGAAGTCTTTAAACAAATGTTATTCTATTGGGAAGATAATATTTTTAAAATTTTTAAGAAAAAGAAAGATATTGCTGTAGTTGATGCTCTTCTTTATTTAATGAGAAATAATAAAAGTATTGAAAACTTTAATAAGAAAGCACTTTATATCTTAATTCGTGAAATGAGTGGTTCTAATACTCAACATATAACACGAGTTATAAATGTAATGAAACGTAAACAAAATTCTTTAGTTACTGACTTCAGAGATAAGGGAATATCATTCAAAAACAATGTAACCGGCTCAGTATTCACTTAAAATCGTATCTTTCTTGATTTATATATATTTATTATTAATTAAGGAAGATATATATGTCGGACTCTTTTGAAGTCTTTGAAGGCAAAACGTTATCAGATGTTTTCAAAGATATCTACAAAAACTCAGAGAATAACAAACAACAGATAGAGGTTCTGATGAAGGACCTCTTGAAGTTTGTCACAGATACCGCATCTGCAGTAGCACTTGTACCTATATTAAAGGATTATCTTGATGTAGCAGTAAAGAATGACGAACAATTAATTAAAGTAGCGGCTATTGTACAAAAACTTGCTTCAGCTGAAGCTAAAGGTTCTGATAGTGAATTTGGATTAAGTGAACTTGAAAAAGAACAATTAATGTCCGGGTTATCAGATTCTATTCAAGAAATACAGAGCGAAAGTGATAGGATAAACGAAGATATAGAAACTAAAAAAACTTCTACTGCTTTTCCTGAGAGTTAACAATGGATAAAGATACAGGCGGTTTATTAAATTTTAGTAAAGCTTATCATTTTATCAAACAAGAGGTAAATGAGGCTGTAGATGCTATACGAATAGCATTTAAGATACCATCTGCTAAAGTTATAAGTAGTGTCAATCCGGCTGACAATCAACAAAAAATTTCTACGTTTACAGAAGACTCTCAGATGAATAATATGAAGCCTTCTTCTATGCACTTCATATCGTCACCTGTAATAAACGAAATGGTTCCTGTTTTTGCATATGATAGTAGTAGATTTTATGGGCCTCCTCTTCCTATATATGATTCGATAACAAATTCAGCACAACTTGTTCCTACTGCTACGAGCGAGTATAAGCCTGACTTTGGTGTTTCTCCTATACAAATAACTCCAGGAGATGTAGCTGTTCAAGGTAGATATGGACACGCTATAGTATTAAGTGATAAAGAAAGTAGACCAACAATAAGAATAGGAAACGGATTTCGTTCACGAGACGCTTCTGATGTTGAAGTATTTAATGCAGATGAGTTTTCTTCTGAATTAAATTCAGCACAAAACTCTAACGCATCTATACCTAATTTCTTTGACCCGAATGTAGATGGTAGTTCTATTTATCTTTTGAAAAATTCTTCTCCTGGTATAGATTTAAAAACTGAAGCAAAACTAAACGGAACAGAAAGAATTGTAGATTACGAAAAGAAAGTATTATCGTCACCGGTAGGTGCTACGTTTGCGCAAAATAAATCTGTTAACGATAAGATGTTACTTTCTTCTAATAGTATATTTATTTATACTAAGGGTGCTAACTATAACAATCATAATATAAGTGTACTATCTTCAGGACATTTAAGTTTAAATTCTATGAAGAATATTTTTATAACTACACCTGCAGTAGATGAAGATGAGAAAAGTGGTTTTATTTATATAGGTACAAGTGAGAATCGTGGATTACTTCCAAACTCGCCAATGCAACCAGCAGTAAGAGGATTAAATTATTTAAATACTATGGTAGGAATTTCAAAAGCGAGTGATACTGAAGGAGCTAAATTAGGAGATGGAAGTGTGTTAGGAATATTGAAAAACTTAACTGATGCATTAGATAATTTAGCTAATGGTGGGATTGCTGTTGATGGAAACGGTGTATCGAAAAGTGATATTAGTGCTATATCTAAACCTATAAAAGATAGTATTAAAAGTTTACATAATAAAATATTAGGTACACAAATCGAAGCAGACGGAATATCAGTATGGACAGGTGATGTTAGTAAGAAGGTATTTGTAGAATGATAACTAAAGTGATAAATGATAAGATGTCTGCGCCTATCGATTTTTTAAGAGGGTACAAAGACCGAAAGATACCTTTATATCAAGGTAAAGCATCACAAGGTGAAATGCCGGAAAATTTACCTAAAGATATAGAAAAAATAAAAAAGATAAAAAAATTAGCAGAAAGTGTAGAACCTACATTAAAGGCAATACGAAATACAATAGCAGGAATTAAAGTTGCTAAAGCAATAGCAGGAGCGGCCGCTGATGCGGGTAAGATAGGTTCTGCTTTAGTTCCTCCTGTTGCAGCTGCAGGTGTTCTACAAGATAAAATTATAGAAAAAGTAAAAGAAGAAATTTCAGATGCATCAGCCGCATTAAAAAATACAGATTTTTTAATTAAACAATTAAAAGCTTTAGCTGTAGAAACTATAATAGCTTTATTAGCAATAAAACTTGCAAGTTTAGCTAATGGAAAAGGAAACGGCAAAGATACAGGTGACGATGATTTGGAATCAACACAACAAGAATTAGATTCATTAGTTGCTTTATCTGAAGCTGAAGAATCTAATCAAAATAATGATGGCAATGGCGGTGACGGTGTAACAACAATAACAACAACTACTACTGCAACGGGAACTTCAACAAGTACCGGTGGCGGTGGATATTAATACTTAGGAGGTATTATGAAGGCAAACGAGTTAAAAAAAATAATCGGTAGATTAGTCAATGAAGAAGTCAAAAAACAACTCGGCGAGATATTTATTAATGAAATTAAGTCTAAAAGGTCTACGCCAATTCAAGAGTCTGTTAAGACAAAAGAAGAATATCCGACAATGGGTGGAAAAACATTTGGTACAAACGATATGGCTGACTTATTAGGCTATGGTGATATGAAATCTAATGGAGGCGGTATGACAAATGCAGGTGTAGCAGAAATAGCACAAAAAGCAGGAGTTTCACCTGACCAAGTTGACCCTGATGTACAAAAAGCTATCACTAAAGATTATCGTGAACTTATGAATAAAATGAATAATAAATGAGCGTAAGAGATATAGACTTAGACCCTGACAAAGCCTTTGGAATAGGCTTTCCGTTAAATTACAACAGAGAGACTTATGGCTTTTTCAAAACTAACTATAGTTATTACGAACAGATACAAGATAATATAAAAAATTTATTGTTAACAAAGGTAGGAGAACGACCAGCGATACCTGAATTTGGATGTCGTTTATCAGAAATTGTTTTTGAACAAAACGACCCAGCTATACTAAAACCGCAAGTTGAAGAATCTATAAAAGAAGCGTTAGATTTATTTTTACCTTTTGTTAGTTTAGTTAAAACTGAACTTATAGACAACGGGAATACTTTAAATATATTAGCAAAATTTAGTACCGAATTTAATGACGAAATAATTGTATCTTTAGATATGCCGGGTGCGGACTTTAGTGAGTATTAATATTTAGGAGAAGGAAATGGCTCAAGCAGTAAAGCAAAAAGAAGTTAAGTATTTAAATAAAGACTTTAATCAACTTAAAGATTCTTTGATGGAACACGCAAAGACATACTTTCCTTCTGCATACAATGATTTTAATGAAACTTCTCCTGGTATGATGTTTATTGAAATGGCCGCATATGTTGGTGATGTTCTTTCTTACTATATAGATAATCAATTTAAAGAAAGTTTATTAGCATATGCTGAAGAAACTAAAAACGTTTATCAGATTGCGCAATCAATGGGTTATAAACCTAAAATTGTTACCGCAGCGTCTGCAGATGTAGATATCTTTCAAACGGTGCCTTCTATTGGTTCAGGTGCGGCAAACAGACCTGATTTAAATTACGGTTTAGTATTAAAAGGAGGTTCTAATTTAAAATCTTCAAGTGGCCCTGATTTTTTCTTAAACGAAGATGTTAATTTTCAATATTCAGGTAGTGCATCTAAGATAGATGTTAGTGTGTATGAAAGTGCAGGAGGAGAACCTACTACATATCTACTAAAAAAATCTGCATCAGCAACTTCAGGTCAACAAAAAACAGAACGTTTTGTTTTCGGTGCTGCTAAACGATATGACAAAATAAGATTAAAACAAAGTGGCGTAACTGAAATAATTTCTTGTAAAGATAGTGATGGTAACGAGTGGAGTCAAGTTCCATACTTAGCACAAGATACGGTATTCATTGAATCAAACAATACAGCAGATTTAAGTCCACAAGATTCTCAATTTTCTGATAAAGCTCCATATCTATTAAAATTAAAAAAGACATCAAGAAGATTCTACACTTATATAACTGAAGACGGATTGGTAGAGTTAAGATTCGGTGCAGGAAATAGTTCAAATCCTGATGAAGAAATTATTCCTAATCCTGATAATGTTGGTTCAAGTTTACCTTCCGGTGTATCAGGTTTAGATACTGCTTTTGACCCAAGTAATTTTTTAAATACAAAAGCATACGGACTCGCACCTGGAAATACTACATTAACTATAACATATAGATACGGTGGTGGACTTTCACATAACGTACCATCTAATACAATTAATAAAGTAGTAGGTGCTTTATACGGCCCGAATAAGCCAGGTGTTAATAGTTCTTTAATAGCAACTGCAAAAGCAAGTGTTGCTTGTAATAACGCATTACCTGCAATGGGAGGAAAAGGTCGTGAATCTGTAATTGAAGTGAAGAATAATTCTCTTGCATATTTTCAAGCACAACAAAGAACAATAACTAAAGAAGACTATATGATGAGAGCTATGACTATGCCAGGTAGATATGGTAGTATGGCAAAAGTTTATATTGTTCAAGATGAACAATTACAAGAAGGTAAATCATTAGATAGTGGTACAGATGGTAAAACAAAAGCAAACTTACCTAATACTAATACACGAGTAGCAAATCCATTAGCACTTAATATGTATGTTTTAGGATATACACCTGCTAAAAAATTAGTAGTTTGTAATGATGTTGTGAAGAGAAATCTTGCTACATATTTAAGTGAATATCGTCCTGTAACAGATGCTGTAAATATTAAAGACGCTTACATAATTAATTTAGGAGTTAGATTTAGTATTATAGCAAGAGTAGGATTTAACAAAGATGAAGTTTTGTTAAGATGTATAAATGCTATAAAATTCTTTTTTAGACCTGACGATTGGCAAATCAATCAACCAATTGTTGTTGCTGATTTAGTTAGAGAAATAGCATTAGTAGATGGAGTTGCATCAGTAGTTCCTCCTCTCGAAGATAATCCTGATAAGTCTCAGGTAATAATTTATAATCGTTATGAAAAGGGTTCAAATTATTCAGGTAACATTTATGACATCGGTTCAGCAACTAAAGATGGTGTAATTTATCCTTCAATCGACCCAAGTATCTTTGAATTAAAATTTCCGAATAAAGATATAGAAGGTAATTGTATAGGCGATTCATCAAGTGGCGCCGGGTACTAAGGAGTAAGTAATGCACTTTTTTACATTCGCAACAGAAGATACGGTTTTATACGAAGCATCTGAATCTAATAATTTTGGATTAGATGAAATAATTGAAGTACGAAAAGATGTTGATGATGCTGGTGTGTCTGTCAATGTTTCAAGAATTTTAGCACGTTTTGATTTACAAGCTATGAGTCAAAGTGTAGTTAGAGCTAACGCAGGTGCGACTGCTAAATATTATTTAAATATGTATGATGCTGGTAGTGATAATTTAACTACTTCACAAAGTTTGTATGCTTATCCTACAAGTGGTAGTTGGAATATGGGAAGAGGCAAAACTACTTATAGTCCTGCGGAAACAGAAGGGTGTAGTTGGGCTTATAGAACAGGGCAGAATGAAGAAACGTATTGGACTAAAGCAGATATAAAAGACACAGGCGGTGCTTGGATTAGTGGTTCAGGATATGAAGCATCTCAAAGTTTTATACATACAGATACTGAACTTGATATGAGAATGGATGTTACTGATATTGTTAATAAATGGTTTAGTAATAATATTACTAATAACGGATTTATGGTTAAACGTTCAGGTTCTATTGGAAATAATAATGTACTATTAGATGAAGGTTCAAGTACACAATTAGGTAATTTTAAATTCTTTTCACGAGATACACATACTATATACTCTCCGAGATTAGAAGCAGTTTGGAACTCACACGTTTGGAATACAGGTAGTCTTCAGAAGTTAGATGCGAGTGATTTAGAAGATTTACAAATTTATAGTACTAATTTAAAATCAAGATATTCAAATGAGTTTGATGGTAAAATACGAATTGTAGGTAGAACTAATAATCCAACATTAAGTAATTCTCCTACAGCATCTGCATATAGTGTAGTAAAGTACTTACCAACAGGTTCTCAATATTCTGTATTAGATAATTACTCAGATGATGTTGTTATACCATATGGTACAGGCTCGTACATATCGTGTGACTCACGTGGAAACTTTATTGATTTAAACACTTCAGGGTTGCAAGTTCAGAGAGAATATAAATTATTAATAAAAGTAATAAGTGGTTCTTTTGCAGGTAGCAATGGAACAGACACAGAAGTTATAGATAATAAATTTACATTTTTCATAAAATAATGCCTTATACAAAAGAACAACTTGAAAACAACGAATATTTTCAAAATTTAAAACTTGAAAACATCCGTGAATATGAAGAAGAGAGACAACTTTCTATTGCTGAGTTTGAAGCATCTTCTTCTTTAGACGATAATAATCAAGTTATGAGATTAAATAATATTCCTACAGCCCCTATTCAGAGTTATGAGAATCCTGAAACGGGTGCTGCGGACAATAGTCCTACTACCTGGGTAAAACTTTCAAGAAAACAAACTAAGTTAGTACGTGGTGAAAAATTAAACGAAATAATTAACAGAGAATTTGAAGAGTTATAATGTCAAGTAAACTATCAGATAGAGATAAGATTTTATTAAAAGCCGGCGGTACATTTACTCCCGGTACACGAAAGTATGAAGGCGGTGTTTATGGTAATGGTGAAGATAGAGATTACGCTTTATTATCTATAATAGAACCTTCAACCGATAGAGTAATTTTAACAAAAGAACTTGAACCTACAACAGAAGGTGATAGAGTAATTGTAAAGCCTGGAATTGATATAAGAGAAATGGGTTTTGTATCAGGAAGATTTAATTTTAAGTATGAATTTTTCAGAACATTAGCAGGTAGTGATAAAATAGTTTTAGTCAATACAAAACAACAACAAGCAGGTGAAATATATGATGGTCCATACTTTATAAATCCTAAAGGTGAATATTACTCAGGAGCTCCTGGACAAGATACAGGCACTCAAGTTGAATTACAACCTTTAAAGATGAACTATGAAGTATCTGAAATAAGTTCTAATAGTGATGAAATTAGAATACGTGCGAGAAATATAAATGACGAAGTTTATAAAGACGACTTATACGATAGGGCGTTTGCTTTTAAAAATGTTGTAATTGATGAAGATTATAGATTAAAAAGAAATGAAGAACCTAAATTAAGATTTTATAATCCATTTAATCCTAATATGTCTTCAACTGCTAATGCAGGATTTAATGCGGGTACAGGCCACCC